AATTAATAGAATTTTAGAGTGGTCGTTCAAAAGAACAGCAGATAAACAATGGAGAAAAAGAAATGGCAGTTAACTACACACAAGACCAAGTAGAGTATATAGTAAACCAGTATAGATTAGAACCAACTAGAGAAACTGTGGAAGAATTAGCAGAAGAACTTAACAAGAGTGTGAAATCTATTATAGGAAAACTATCAAGAGAAGGAGTGTACAGAAAAACCGAGTACACAACCAAAGCGGGTACAAAACCAGTCACCAAACTAGAACTTGTAACCGAGTTAGAAGAGAGACTAGAAACCACACTTGCAGGACTAGAAAAAGCACCAAAGAGTGTATTATTTAAATTAAAGGAGAGAATATGAGAGTATGTAAATTAGTAAAAGCTGGAGAGAACCTTCAGACAATAGACAAGCATGGAATGTATGCAGAAGTATTGGAACTTATCGAAAGTCCCAGCGGGTATAAAGCAAGACTAGAATTCGCTGATGGACACAAAGACTTGATATCTGTCCGTAGACTAAGAATGCTACAGAGTGAAGTACCGAAGTCAAAAGGAAGTTTCTGGGACTAAGGGAGAATCACTTACAATTTGACCCAACTTGTTTGGGTTTTTTTGTGCTTAAAAAATTTTGAATTGGCACAAGTTGTGTAGATTTTTGATGGTTTTATATTAATTAGTGTTTAGTGTGGGTTTATAAAGTCGTTGATGTTGACTTTAGCGATACTTGGTTGTATCTTGTTGATATTGATTATACAATTAACACTGTATCTTTTTCCTAGATTTGAATACTCGCTTTCACTCTCGCTTCGCTTCGTTCAAGCTCTCAGTATCAGTTAGGAAGAACCAGTGTAACTGGTAGTTTGTATTGACTGTATATCAAATTATACATTTATTATATCACAACTTTTATCATAATGCAAGAAGTGTTTTTCCTAGGGGTATGATTTTGTGTGTTGTTTCGGGGTTAGATGATAAGAAAATATTTTATTCTTTCTTTCAGGATTGTGAAATTTAGTGTTATTTTGAAGTTGATTTTCGTTGAGGTCTGATTCTCTTTGTGATTCGTAATCTTCTTTCGAGTTGAAATGCTTTTCGTGCCTCTATCTCTCGTGTTCTTTTCCTATAATTGTTCGCTTGATTTCTTTTAACATTGGGTTTGACATAGTATTTTCTATCTCTTACTTCTTCCTTTATCCCAGCATTATCACATTTTTTGCGAAAGATTCTCAGTGCTTTCTCGAAACTCATGTTCTTAGCATCAACTCTTGGCATCTGACCTCCTGTGAAAAGCCCAACCACGTTTCCTTAGATAGTATACTAATGAGGTGACTGACGCTGGACTCCTGTCCAATGCACGTGCAATATCTTCCGTTGACTTTACATTGTAATGCCGTTTGATGTATTCTTTTTCTGTAGTAGTCCATGTTCTTTTCATTCTTATATTATACAAAAATTTTAATCGAATGTCAAGAACTATTTTTAGGTATGTTGAACTTAGTTCTTGACTTATGCTCGGAAAGTTGCTATAATATTATCTATGATAGAAAATGATATAAGTTATGGAATATTTGTAGTTATGTGTGTAGGCATTGCTTGGACACTAGGAAAACAAGTTGGAATTAGAACCACGATAGATTATCTTGAAGACAAAGGTCTACTAGAGTTTGATGACTCTGAAAAATAGTTCTTGACATCAAGGTTAATTTTTGATATAATTATTTAGTAAGTGATAGAATTCACTTGCATATTGGTGCGTCTACCGTAAGGAGGCGTGAATTATTTACTGAAAAGGAATTATGGAGAAAATTATGAGTATAGATTTAAGCAAATTTTGGCTTGGATTGGATATGCCTACACTGCCGTCTTATACGGATGCAGCATATCCTAGATATAACCTAATCGAAAAGGCAGGAGACTATCGTATAGAAGTCGCAGTGCCAGGGTGGAAAAAAGAAGAGTTGGAGATAGTCTTTGATAACAAAGAACTCCACATAAAGGGTAAAAAAGAAACAAAACTAGGAGAAGATGAAAATTTCATTCATCAAGGATTAAGTTTAAAGTCTTTTGAACGAAGATTTATTCTAAACGCCGACCTACAAGTAGAAGAAGTAAGTCTACAAGACGGATTGCTGACAATCAGACTGTTACGAACTCCAGATTCCAAGAGGAAAATCTTGGAGATTAATTGATGAAAACATTATCAAAAGTTCGTGATAGTATATGTGAGAACGGAGAGTTCTGCAACATGGTAGCTAATTATACATTAGTGGTAGCCTTTGGTGGCATAATGGTGCAGAGTGTTACAGTACTTACTTAAACTGTCAGAATGTATTAGGGGAGCTTCGGCTCCCCAACCTATAGGAGAAAATATGCAAATATCAGTAGAGGGACTATCCCTAATCAAAAAATTCGAAGGAATGGAAACAGAAGCGTACAAGTGCGCAGCTGGAGTATGGACTATCGGATATGGACATATCAAAGATGTCAAAGAAGGAGATGTAATTACTAAAGCAGAAGCAGATGAAATGCTAGTACATGAAATAGAGGAGTACGAAAACTATGTGAACACAGCCGTAACCGTTCCACTTTCTCAGTGCCAATTCGATGCAATTGTATCATGGGTGTTCAATCTAGGTAATGGAAATCTTCGCGCTTCAACTATGTTGAAAGTCATCAACGCTAGCGACCATGCTGGTGTACCTGCTCAAATCAAAAGGTGGAACAAAGCAGGTGGTAAAGTATTAGAAGGACTAATCCGAAGAAGAGAAGCAGAAGCTTTACTATATGAAGGAAAAGACTGGAGCAATGTCTAAGTTTCTAGATAAAGTAGGCGAGTGGTGGTTTTGGTTTAAAAACCTGTTCATTACTTATTATAGTCTCAAAGTGAGCTATAATGCTACTTGGGGGGATGCAGACGACCAAGAGTTTATCGTCAAGAAGTTCATCAAAAAACAACCAAAGTTTATATCATTCATCACAGAAGAAGGAGAATTAGTGGAGATTAGTGGTGCTGATGGACTTAATTACAGGATTCAAGAATTATGAACCAATTAACAATAGGTGGATTAGTTGTATTAGGAGGTCTATGCTACTTTCTTTACAGTCAGAATGAAACCTTAAAAGAAAACAATATTAAGTTAGAAAATGCAGTGCAAGCCCAGCAAGAGGCAATGGACACACTGCGAGAGTCTTATGAAAAACAAGGTAAGTCTCTTATGAATATGTCTAGAAGAAACTCAGAAATAGAAGCTGAAAAAGCAGAGTATCTTGCAATATTTAGCAGACACAATTTAGATATGCTAGCATTGAAAAAGCCTGGTCTTATGACTAATAGGTTTAACAATGGTAGTGAAAAAGTGATGGAGGGAATGGAAGATGATACAGAAAAGTTATACGAGCTTACTGTGCCTAGCACTGACGATAAGTAGTTGTAGTTTACTTCCTACTAAGAAAGTAGAGATAGTATCAAAACCAATTGAAATCGACATCATGCAACCCGATTTACCAAGACCAGTAGAGCTTACAGCTCCTCAGTGGTGGGTAGTATCAAATGCAAGAATTACAAACCCATGTATCAAAAGAGTACAAGATGACGGCAGTATGAAAAGACCAAAGTCTTGTCTTAAAGAAGATACAGAAAACCCAGAGTGGCCTGAAGGTTATACCTACCTAGACCAGTTCTTGGATGAAATGAAAGAACAGAACAATGGAGAAGTACTATTTGTAGGAACAACTATTGGAGATTATAAAGTCATGTCAGAAGATATGCAAGAATTAAAAAGGTACATCAATCAACTAGGAGAAGTAGTAATATACTATCGAACAGTTACAGCTCCAAGCGAGATAAAAGATGAGAAATGAAAAAACTTTTAATAAACAACAGAGGTATACTAGAAGATTTAGATAAGTTAGCACAGCAGGTATTAAGACACCCAACAACTTTTAGATATCTACCACCACCAAATGTTAGTATGGCAAGACTTAAAGCAGTTATGGATGCAGATGATGGTACGATAGAAGAGTCTAATGGTGTAGACTACTCAGGCAGACATTTTATTACTAATGAGTATGAACATTACCCTTCAGCTAGAACAGGTGTAAAAACATTTAACAAACCTGTTCCTTGTTTTACAAAGTATCAGTTATTAAATTGGATAAGACAAAAAACCAGTAATCAAGCATGGGAAATGGACACTTGGGAAATACAACCCGAACATCATGGATGGACTCCATGGCATAGTGGTAAAAACAAACCAGTAAACTTTGCAAGATTTATATGGAATTCAGGTATTGGTGTAACAAGTTATGTAGCAGATGGAAAACATTATAAATATAAAGACTCCAAGTATACAGGACAAAAAAATTGGAATTGTTTAGTAGGCAAATTAGATGGTAGACAGTATCTATCTGATAGAAATTTAGGCAACCACAAGAGAGTTATCATACAATTTACACTACCTTCCAGATATGGGGCAACTATGGACGAGTTTGTGCGTATTCTAGCAGAAGGAAACAAAACAGATATTTCAGGAGTAAAACCTACAACAACTGAGGAGCACTCTATAGTAAACCAAAGATGGACAAACTAAAGGCATTTTTAACATTATTATTCTGGAGAAAAGAATTAAATTCTTCCGCTAAATGGTTTGATAAAAACCAACCAGCACAAGATAGATTTTGGGAGTTGGAAGATTGGAGCGAAGAACTAGAAGAAAGAATATTAAAGTTAGAAGATAACTCACATCCATGTAAAGAACTACATGAGTTTGAAGTTTACCCCGAATTAATAAACAGAATAACAACTTTAGAAAATGAACTTAACAATATCAGTAATAAAATCAATAGCGAGTAGAAACGTATGGAGTAGTGATTGGTCTTCTCCTTGGTGTTCTACTATCTTATTCTACAAAAGAGGTGATTATCAACACACCCATCCTGTATGGCAAGAGTACAAACAAAAAGTATTAAGACAATTAGACTTAAGCGAAACATTTCCTCAGTACTCAACGCCTATGAAAATAACCCTAATAAAATTTAACGAGAGAGGCTTTCATCAACCTATGAGAAGAAAAGCTGTGTATATATCTTTAGATAGTAATATATTATTAGGTAGTGGAGAAAGAGACCCTGTAGCTATAATGGGAGAGATAGATAAAGTACATGCTACCCCTTCTTGGAGAGCAGATTTTTGGGACTTAAAAAAGATATGGGTAAAAGATGTAGAGGAAGACGAGTACGAAATAGTAGGAAATAAACAAGTAAGTTGTATGTACCCAGAAACAGGGAATAGATTTATAGAGGTATTGTACAAATGAAAACCGATATTTACGAAGTTAAAAGACATGGTCAAAGAGCAGATGAGAAGTATATAAAGTCTCATCAAACAAATGCAAGTTTTAATATACCTGTAGATGATAAGTACATACACCATCATCAAGAAAATAGACAAATAGAAGAAAATGTGACAGGACATGGAGCAGATGAAAAGTATGTAAAAGCAAATGGCTATTATCATGTTCCAGAGCATGGCTATCCATTAGGTACTGATGGCAACTGTCATTTAATTCAAGTACCAAAACCACACAATAAAACCCCTATACCAATATTTATTGGAGCAAGTGACCATCCTGCTGATAGAATACAGGAAAAAATATTGCTGTATACATTACATAAAAATTCTAGTAGACCTTTAAAAGTAACTTTTCTGAGACCTAGCATGTTTCCTGGAGTATCTTCATTTGGTTGGGGAACTCCTTTTACAGGACTGCGGTATGTAATACCAAAACTCATGGGGTTTAAAGGCAATGCTATTTATATGGATATGGACATGATAAATTTTAGAGACATTGCAGAATTTTATAGTATAAATATGTTAGGTAGACCTTTTGCAATGGTATACGACTCAAAACTATCAGTAAAGGGAGGTCCG